TCTTGTGATGAATTTGATGTTGTGGTTGGTGAAACAGACAAGACATTTAAAATGGTTTTCAAAATTGAAAACATGAAAATGATGAGTGGTGATTATGATGTGGTAGTTTCTAGTAAGGGAATTTCACATTTTAAAAATGCAAATTCCAATCTTGAATATTGGATTGCTACTGAAGCATCTTCAAATTACGAAGGTTAATATGATAGATAAAGAGCAATTTCTATGGGTTGAAAAATATCGCCCAAAGAAAGTGGCGGATTGTATTCTTTCTCCTGAATTAAAAGATACCTTTTCCAATTATGTAAAAGACAATAAAATTCCAAATATGATACTTACAGGGGGTCCTGGAACCGGTAAAACTACCATTGCTCGGGCTCTTTGTGATGAAATTGGTGTTGATTATCTTATGGTTAATGGTTCCGATGAGGGGCGCAATATAGATACTGTAAGAACTACACTTACACAATATTGTAGTTCGGTCTCAATGAGTGGAAACCGCAAGGTTGTTATTATGGATGAGGCCGACTACATGAATCCAGATTCAGTACAGCCAGCATTAAGGGGGTTTATTGAAAAATTTAGCGGCAATGTTAGTTTTATCTTTACTTGCAACTTTCGTAATCGGATCATTGATCCTATCCATTCTCGCTGTTCTGTAGTAGAATTTGTAATTCCAAAAGAACAAAGAGAAAAGTTAGCAGTTCAGTTTTTAGATAGATGTAAGAAAATTCTTTCAAATGAAAAAGTTGAATCTGAAGAAAAAGTAATTGCTGAATTGATCATGAAACATTTTCCAGATTTCCGGAGAGTACTTAATGAACTTCAGAAATATTCTTCTTCTGGAAAAATTGATTCTGGCATTCTTTCAGTTATGTCAGAAATTAATATGTCTGACTTGATGGGATTTTTGAAACAGAAGAAATTTACAGAAGTACGTAGATGGTCAGTTCAAAATTTAGACAATGATCCTGTTAGGATTTTTCGCAAGATTTATGATACTTTATATGACTATTTGAGTCCAACAGCAATTCCACAAGCGGTATTAATTCTTGCTGAATACCAGTATAAAGCTGCTTTTGTCGCAGACCAAGAAATTAATTTGGTTGCTTGTTTAACTGAAATTATGTGTGAATGTGAATTTAATGGAGCAGTTTTTTAGCGACGAATGGAATTAAAACAATTACACAAAATTACAGCATCTGAATTTGTCGCAGATAGACATTATTCAGCTGTAATGCCAAGATTAACAAAGTATTTTCTTGGTTGTTTTGTTGAAGAAGAAATAGTAGGTGTTATTACTTTTGGTTGGGGCACAAGACCGAAACACACAATCCAAGCATTATTTCCAGAATTAAATACTAAAGATTATTACGAAATTGGTAAAATGTGCATGGATGATTCTATGCCTAAAAATAGTGAATCTCAATTGTTGTCTCTATCTATCAAATGGTTGAAAGAAAATACGGACATTAAGTATCTATTTACATGGGCAGACGGTATTGTAGGTAAGCCAGGCTATGTGTATCAGGCTGCAAACTTTTTGTATGGTGGGTTTTCTATAACAGATACTTATGTTTCTGAAAATGGTGAAAAGATACATCCTAGAACCATACAAGGAATTCTACCAAATGAGGGAGAAGTAAAATATGGTCATAGACCAAATTTTGAGCAGTTGAAAGAATTGAAATTGAGTAGAATAAAAGGAAAGCAGTTCAGATACATTTATCCTATGTCAAAAAAGTATAGGAAGTATTTGAAAAAATCAACAGTCGAATGGAACTTGAACTATCCTAAACATTCAGATTTGATATGGAGAGTAAAAGCTCCAGGTGAAAAGGATTACATCACAACTGAAATAATGCCATTTAATATGTCTAAAGAATATGAATACAATAAGAAAAATATTAGTACATATAAGGCAGAATCAAATTTGAATGATTTTTTCAAATAAGGAAGATATGCAAATATCCAAAGAAGACGCATTTAAGTATTATAATGAATACATAGACTTTTTTGAAACTTTTCTTGGGGGCGATATTACCAATTATTATCGCTCGAAGAAAAGACAAAGACTTGTTGATATGGGTTATACCGACGATTGGTTGGAGAAAACCGTTGACTTGTCAACTGGTGAAATGTCTGTTAATGGTCCTCAGAAAGATTTGTTTGATGATTTTTCTATGGAACCAAATGACATGGACTTTGAAATTGTTGAAGTTGTTCCGAAAAAACCATCCACAAAAGAAATTACAGCAAGTCATTATACTCAATTACTTGAGTTAACGGCGTCTTTTAATGCTGATAATTCTCCTGGAAGATCTACAAGACTTGCTATTAGAGAAAAGAATTCCGGCAAGTTTGTTGCTTTTATTAAATTAGGATCTCCAGTAATTAGTATGAGGCCTAGGCATGAATATTTCAATGTTAAAAAAGTAGATCTTAAAATTTTGAACCAGCATTGTCTTAATGGATTTAATATTGTTCCAGCACAACCTTTTGGATTTAATTGCCTTGGTGGGAAACTGGCTGCATTGATTTGTGTTTGCCACGAGGTCAGAGAAGCATGGGACGACAAGTATAATGCAGATATAGTGTTTTTTGAAACTACTTCTCTTTATGGATCAATTAAAGGAAGTAGTCAGTATGATGGACTAAAACCCCTGATTCGCTATAGGGGCGATACTGAAAGTAAATTGATGATGAATTTGTCGGATGACAAATATAAAAAATTAAGAGACGATATTCAAGACAAATACAATGATGGTAAACAGTTGGTTCCTGATACACAAGAAATTCCCACTAGTAGAAAAATGAGAACGCAGAGCAAGATGCTTTCAATTCTCAAAGAAAATTTGAAAACCTATGATCTGGATAAATTTAATCATTTAAGTAAAGTGGTGAAAGAAAAGATGGCGATTACCACACAAAAGCGGTATTATACTTCAGATTTTGGCTATACTAATTCTGTTGATTATATATTGGGAAATACCAAAACTTTGATAAAGGGAGAAAATTACGATAAATTTACATTTGAGAATGTAATTAAGTATTGGAAAAAGAAGGCTCAGAAGAGATTTGAAAATCTCAAAGCAGATGGTAGGCTTCGCAAAGAACTTGAATTTTGGACTCCACAAACAATAGATACTATTGATATTATAAGATAATATGTCATTAGAAATATTTTATAGAGATTATAAACCGCAGAAAACATTAAGAATTTTAGTTTATCCTAACATTACATATGCAAAAGACTTAGAAAAAGATAGTTACATTCAGGTGATTTATTCTATGATCACTGAATTGAATAAAATTAGAAATGATTTGTTTTTCTATTTGATAATGCCAAAGCATATGATGATGTTTTCTGAGATTGAAAATACTCATCAGTTTATTATACGTTTTCCGAGTTATCCTCAAAATATGAGGATGCATTTTAATGTAAAAGACTTTGATATAATTCGACACAGGAAGTGGGATTTTGATTTAATTTTTTCACACCTTCCAGAGCACACTCTGAACATTAAAAATGTTTTGTATAATACCAGTTCACATAATCCCCCGATTGTTGGATATTGTCACTGGTTTGACATTAAAGATGTAGTTGTTTCTTCTATGCACGCTCTCAATTATAATTTAATTGGGATATTAGAAATGAAACGCTGTTATTTGAATACTCAAGCACAAAAAGAATTGGTATTAGAAGAAGCAAAAACTATATTGAGCAAGAGAAATTGTGAGAGATTAGATGAAATTTTAACAGTACAACATCCTGGTATTAGAAGAAGTGATGTGATTGATGTCGCCGGGATAGAAAAAAAGACCGAAAAGACAATTTCTTTTAATCATCGGCCAGCCACATATAAAGATTTTGACAATTTTATGAAGATTGTGGATGAATTGTGGAAACAGCGACAAGATTTCAAGGTATGGATTCCACTTTTAGAATCACCAAATAGACCTTATGTATATGTTGACAAATTTGATAAATTAGGGTATTATAGAGAATTGAGAAAATGTCGAGTAGGATATTCACCAAAACAGCAATATGGTGGATGGTCAGTTGCTACTACTGATGGTATCATGAATGGCACACCTTATATCATGTATGATGCTTTATATTACAAAGAATTGAATCCTACGGCAGATTTTTTTAAAACAAATGATGATGCAATTAAATTACTTAATTTGTATTTAAATGATCCGGTTTATAGAAATAATATAGCAGGTATTGGTTTAGAATATCTTAGAGATAATTTGGTATATGAAAATGAAATGCAAGATATGTTGAATTATTTTGATGAAGTAGTTTCAAAAGAAAAGCGGATCACTGATAGGTCAGAAAGATTTAAAGAGATGATGGCACATTTGAAAAATAGTAAACAAGTGTCTAAAGAAAAATTAACAGAATGGATTCAGAATGATAGACCCTATGGGAAATCCTTGTCTCCATATAGGAGATCTTTACTCGATCATCCGAACGTTTATGATAGTGATGGAGCAGTTCCACATTATATTTGGAAAGAATAATGACAGATTGTTTAGAGTATGAAGGAAACAAATTTTACTTTTATATTGGAGAAAGACTAGCAGCGAGAGAGTTGGTTTTAAAGTATCACTATTCTGGAAGATGTCATGAAAATCCAACTCTAGTTGGTAGTCTTCATCTAGAGGGCGGACTATATGGCGACAAAGGAGAATTAGTTGCTTGTTGTATGTTTTCACAATCTAATAATAATACATGGGCTCTGAAAAAAGTTGATTTGATTGAATTGGTAAGATTGTGTAGAAAAGAAGAAATCCGAGTTCCATTGAGTTGGCTTGTTTCTCGCACGGTGAAAGCAATAAAACAAACAGGTAGATTTGATATTGCGATTTCATATGCGGATGCTACACAAGATCATCATGGCGGAATTTATCAGGCATGTTCTTGGAATTTCCATACATACAGAAAACCAAAAGAAGATGGTTTAATAATTGATGGAAAGTTTGTTCCCAAAAGATCAGTATCTTCTCGCTATGGTACATATAGAAGAGATAAATTGGGAGAAATGTTTGATGAAGTAATAGAAGATCCTGGAGTGCTAAAATTTGCTGGAGAGGAACCAGTTACCAAAACAATTGAGTGGGGATCTCATGTAGATAAAGGCAAATATATGTACTGGATTCCTTTGAATAAAAATGGAAAGAAAATTGCTAAGCGAGTTTTAAATTTTGAATGCAATGAATACCCAAAACCAAAATTTACTTGAATTACTTTTTGGAACTGATGATTTAGATTATACTACAGCTAATGTTAAAGATTTTATTGTTAAACCATCAAATCTGCGAGTAACCAGAGACTTTATTGAAAAGTGGCACTATTCAAAAAATGTGAATGGATTAACTATTTCACAAATTTTTGGTTTGTTTTATGAAAAAAAATTGATAGGAGCAATGATTTATGGCTCTCTCGCAATGGCTAATACTTGGAAAAAATATGCAAAAGAGGAAAGCAAAGTTGTAGAATTGAAAAGACTTTGTTGTATTGATAAGACTCCAAAGAATACAGAAAGTTATTTCATTGGTAAAACTTTGAGATGGATGAAGCAAAATAGCGCATTTGATCTGGTTGTGTCATATTCTGACACATTCTATGGACATGAGGGAACAATTTATAAAGCATCAAATTTCAAACATTGTGGAATGACAACAAAGGGAAAAGTAATCGATTATGATGGTAGATTTTATCATGATAAATGTATTAGAACTTATTATGTGGATAAAACTGGAGTTAAAAAGGTAAAACCTTTTGCTCAGAGAATCAAAAGTGCATTAGAAACTGGTGATGCGAAATATGTGCAAATGCCAAAAAAACATATTTACATTTATCCATTAAAATAAAAATGTGGAAAGAAAAGACAATTAAACCAAGCGCTACTCTTTGGGAAGGCGCAGAACAATTAAAAATTTGTGACAACTGTGGTCCACTCCCTTTAGAGAATTTTTCTGATGATGGAAAATATGAAAAACTTTGTATAGATTGTGAAGCAGAACGTAGAAGTGAAAAGGATTACAAGTATAATCATTCAGAGCGTCGAAGAATCACAGATGAAATAAGAT